GAATAAAACAATACGGTCATCTGTGAAGTCACCATTCTTATCTGTCTTAAAAATTTTCAAGAATGATTCGCTGTATCTTTTAGTCATTTTATATCCAATTACTCTTAAAGTCAATACATTCCGTATCCACATCATACGTCAAAAAGCTTAGACGATTTGCCTAAATCTTTGCCCCAAATGTCAGCAACAGTTGATTTATTGAATATAGTTTGATTTGCAATTTTCATCAGTTCTTCGCCATACATCACAGCATACGCAGTTGGCATGGTTGAGACTTTATCCCAAACATCATCTGTAAAGTGAGCGCACTTATCTTTCTTAGTGTCATACTCAGCGTCAGCCTTCGAGTCCTCAATTTCCCATTGCGTAGGTTCGTTTTCATAGCTCATATTATTCTTCCCAATTAAATTCTACAACGGATGTAACCGTCACTCTAATTCGAGTGATAGTATTTGAAATCCCAAGTGGCTCTGAAACAAATTCATTCCAAGCTTCTTCAGATTCAAAATCTGCTCTATCTAAGTCAAGAGTCTTTGGCTCTTTGTATTCAATATCAAGTAATTTTTTAGCCATTTATATCTCCTATTGAAAGAAAGCGTCAAGTTCAGGCATTGAGCCTTTCACTTCGCCTTGGCATTTGGTACAAACACTGACTTTCTTCTTATCACCATCTTCGCCAATATTCATCACCACATATTTTTCATCTTTACATTCACACACCTTTCCTTGCATAAATATATAGCTTTTTTCTTCAAGATCAATTTTTTTCCAATCACTCATTTCACTCTCCCAATTAAATTCTTTTTGATACTTCAAGTTTAAACTCAGCATAGGTATCACAATGTTCAATACCTAAATCATCACAGTAATAAGTCTCATTATTTCTTGAAGTTATACTTATCTCAAATAATTCACTTTCTTCATCACCCATTATTTTTTTGAAAGTAAGTCTGTCTATCATGTTCATATCACTCTCCTCTATTTTAAAACTGCACGCACATTCTTAGGTGCATTGCGAATAGTACCATAATAGACTTTAACCATTTGTTTGATGATTCGTTTAGCCTTACTAACTTTGTAATCCATATCAGCCATATTGCGCTGTTCAGAATTAGGCACTTTGATTAATCGTATAGGATGCTCAACTAGAATTAACTGAGACCACTTACGCCCTTCAGTTACAAACAACCCATGACGGACTGATTGATTACTTGCTTGGTATTGGACCACCTTCATTTGTATCTCCTTTCAGAAATCGAACCAAATAAATTTTTGATTCAACTCTATTATAGCATACAAGTAGTATCCAGTCAAGTTATATTTAGATACAAGTCATATAAAAAGAGATTTAATACCCCTGAAATTGGTGCATAGTAGCTAGTTCAGGGTTTTGTTGCAGGTGTTGCTCGTGCATTGATCTATTCATGTTTTGTCCGTGGACGCATTCAGCTTGAGCTTGAGCATGACCAGCAGACCAGCCAGCAAATCCTATTACAAAGAACGAGACAGACAAAGCGCTGTAAGTTATGAGTTTAGAAAATTTATCTTGTTGGTCTTGGTTGCCGATATTACTTAAAACAGATTGTTTAAGCTCCTCAGTAGTTATGTGTTTCATTTTTTCCTTCTTATAAGCCTAATATTAGACCGTAGCTGAAAGCCAGCTACCAACTTTCTCCTCAAAAGTATGACTATTATAATGTGTACGAAATGTATTTGGTGTGAAAATGACCTATTAATTTGAAACATACGTCAAAATGCCTTTTGATGACATTTATTTAATTGGGAGTTGTTAGGCTAGAGAGGTTAGTAGGTGGGCAGATTCAACGATTTGCTTTTTGCTTATCATTTCCACACCTTCTTCTTTTTGTGCTGTGTTGTAAACGTAAATGACTAACTGGACCTGCTGTGCTTCAGACAGGTCGAGGTCATATTCCATGTTAAGGTTGCGAACTACGTCAGAGCATTCAGTCAGTAGTCTAGCGTCAACATTGCGATTAAGCTCTCCACCATAGGTAAGGTACTGAGGTGTGACATTTAGGAAGTCGGCAATTTTGTTGAGTTGAGATACAGATATTTCATTGCGACCAGTGAATAAGTGACCTATGCCACCACGAGTTTTAAATCCGAGAACTGGCACTAAGTCGCTTTGCGAAAATCCTTGTTCAGACATTAGCTTCTTGGCGCGTTTAACCCAACTTAAATCCACTTTAACCCCTCTCCTTTGTGTCTTTTCAATGTATAGATAAAACCCATTATATATACAAATTGTATTTGTTACCCTGAAATTTTCATTATTTATCAATCAATTACCTCGACATTCACGACCCATTAAGATACAATATATAGACATATCATATATAATCGGTTTTAAAGGATAAACAAATGAATTTTAGAGATTGGTCGTTGGTCGCAGTTGATAGGCTTGAATACCCTAGCTTGGAAAGCCTTTACAGAGCTTTAGGCTCTAATTTAGGGGTGCAATCAGGGTCAGTTAAGCAATGGGCGTTAGGTCAAAGAAGGGTCAGCGCAGAGCATGTACTTGGTCTTGAGCGATTTACCGATGGTGTTGTCACACGTCACATTTTAAGGCGTGATTTATATCCTGACTAACTACTGGAAATCATAACTAACGAGGGGAATGAATTTTGAACAAAGTTTGCAAGTCTATCTGTCCTAGCGCACATTATTGCCTAGCGCACAGAGTAACAACAAATCTAACTTTTCGTGAACATGAATTAATCGAAGGTGAGCCTGAATTGATGGCTGACGGTAATGAAAATTGCCCTTTATTTTGGGATGCTAGAGAAAATGCCAGCGATACAAATACACATTAAGCCAATGAGCGTCAATGAAGCTTGGCAGGGTAAGCGTTACAAGACACCTGCTTACAAAGCTTACGAACAAGAAGTAATGCTGTTGTTGCCTAATACTTACGAAGTGCCAGCAGAGGGTGGCTTAGAGATCAATTTTGAGTTTGGACTAAATACTTTGGCTGATTGGGATAATCCGATTAAACCACTTCAAGATATTTTGCAAAAGAAATACGGATTTAATGACAGTCGTGTTCTCAAAGGCACAGTAATTAAAAACGTGGTTAAGAAAGGTGAAGGCTACTTTATTTTCTCAATTAGGGGGATTAAATGAGTTTTGATGCAATGGCAATGGTGGTAAAGGTGGAAGATGTATCACCAGTAAATAAATTAATATTACTGTTGTTGGCTAATTATGCTGACGATAAGAATCAATGTTATCCAAGCTATGAAACGATAGCTAAATTGGCTAACTGCTCAAAATCAACTGCCATTCGCAGTGTTAATACACTGTCTGAATTAGGATTAGTAAGCATTCAAAAACGAAAGCTGTCTAATAAAGATAATCAAAGTAATGTTTACACTGTCAATGACCCACAAAAGGCTATACGAAAGGATATTGACCCTAGTGTCAATTTGACACCAGCTAGTAGCACAGTGACACCCCCTAGTGTCAAACAGGACGTTTTACCTAGTAGCACAGTGACACCCCCTAGTAGCACAGTGACACCCAATACAATCACTAAATACAATCAGAAGGAAACAGTCACTAAATACAAAGGGATTAACATTTCTAAATTTGATGAATCTCAACAAGTTATCGCTAAAGAGTTAATTGATTATCGCAAAGAGATTAAAGCTCCATTGAAAACGCTAAAAGGTCTGAATCAGATGATTAAAGAAATTAAATCTGTTGCAACAGAGCAAAAGATGAACTTCAGGCAGGTGACGGATTTAATGATGGGAAAAGAATGGCGCACCATCACAAACGATTATTCGTTTGATAAGCCAAGCAATAAGAAAGGTACTTTTGAAAATAGAAGTGCTGGTCAGAATCTAATATCGATTGCGAACCTAGCTGAGAAGCAAGGCATTGTAGCTTGGGAGAACGGAGAGGTAAAACAATCTGTGATTGATGCTTTTGAAAATGGCGAATTAGAATTATTAAAACTGGCATAGGGGAAGGTAATGACAAAAGAGGATGCAAACCAAAGGGCGAATGAGATAGTTAATGAGTTAATCGTATTCAACAAGATCAAAATGAGTGTGAAAAACATTTGGGCAGAAAAGATTATTGACTTCTTGCTGGAAGAAAAGAAAGACTACAACTTGTTGCAACACTCGAAGGTGATGAAAAGCATCCCTAACTATCCTGCTGAAGAAGGCATAGCTGAATTGCTTGAAAATATTACTCATGTTAATTCGATTCCTGAGTCAAACATGCTGGAAGAAAAGAAGTCAGAGTTGCCAACTAAAGAGCAATGGGCATTAGATTTTAGTTATATGAATTATGGTGAGCAAAAAACACATGTAATCGGTTGGCTAACGTGTGGTTGTCCTGAAAGCGCTATACCAAAGTTTGTTATCGAATGGGTACGTGGCTTGGAAAATGAGAGCTTGATTAAAGTCATGCGAGAGCATTATTCTTCAGGCAGAAAAACATGGGCTTCTGTTTCAAATGAGCAAGCTAAGAAAGAGTGCTAGGGGTGAACCTTGCATGATTAGATTAGAGGGTTGTCAAGTTTCACCTGAAAATCTTACCACTGTGTTAGCTCACTTGAATGGTGCAGGTTTAGCGCTCAAATCTTTTGACGTGCATGCCAGTTTTGCATGTGCCAGTTGCCATGATATTTTAGATTCACGCAAAGCCAGTAATTATGAAAACGATTGGCTAGAGTTGATACACCTTCGAGGTGTGATTAAAACGCAAGAACGATGGATTGAAAAGGGGTTGATGTGACGCAAGGTGAGATTAACGCTAAGTGTGAAAGGATGGATGAAGAAGACCCAGTAGCGCTGAAAGAATATGGCAAAACATTAACTGAAAACCAAAAGCGACACGCAAGACATCATTTGATTACAACACGAGCAATTAAAAAACACTCAGAGAGGTTTAAGTGAAAAGAGTTATTGAACGCAGTAAGGACAAACGAAATATTATTGAGTCAATGGTGGTTAGTCACTTTAGTCAATACCCTGATTCAGATAAAGCAATAATCGAGATACGAGAAGATAAAGCAACACGTTCAGTTAAGCAAAACAAACTTTACTGGCTGTGGTTATCTCATATCGATGATGAGACTGGTATGCCTAAGCTTGATTATTTAGAAGATGGCAAATGGCATAAGGGTTTACACACTAGATTTAAGTGCGACCATATCGATAAAGAATTTTATGACGATGGCTCAATGAAGATACCCAGCACCAAGAAGTTAAAGATTAAGGGATTTACTGAGTATTTAGAACGCATAGACAGAGCAATGATTGAACTAGGAATTATCCTACCACACCCTAATGATTTGTATTGGGAAGCAATGGGAGTTAAAGCACCATGATTCATACGATGGAAGAATGTAGGGTTAAGCTGGAATTGATTAAGACGATGGCAAACCAAGGTATTAAGCAATCTAAAGAGATAACAGAAACTTATAAATATGAGCAGATATTGCAACAGGTTGAGTATCTTCTGAACGAGTCACATCCTGATAATGAGATAGGTCTAAGTTAGAAAGGGTATAGACGTGGATAAACAGGGTAATAAAACTGGTGGCAGAAAAAAGGGTACTAAAAACAAAGTCACCCTAAATGTTGCTGAGAAGCTGGCAGAACTTAATTATGACCCTTTAGAAAGTTTAGCAAGGCTGGCAATAGACGCGAAGAAGGAAGGTGACAAGGTCATGGAGTTTAACGCAAGCAAAGAGCTGGCTCAGTATGTCGCACCAAAGCGCAGAGCCACAGAGGTAACAGCAGAGGTTGTGTCTATTGATATTACTAATGATTTAACGACATTGCAAAGGGATAACTTGAAAAAGCTTTTATGAGTCAAGACGTAATTTCATTCGCACGACAATCTTTAGGCGCGTTTAGCGTTATGTGCTTTCCTAAATTCGAGATAGCTGAACATCATAAGCTGGTGTTTGAGAAACTTGAAGCAATGGAACGTGGAGAGATCAGTCGTTTAATCATCTCAATGCCACCAAGACATTCAAAGTCATTGATTGTTAGTGAGTTAATGCCAGCTTGGTTCTTAGGTCGCAACCCTGAACGTCAGGTGATACTTAGTGCTTATGGTTCGTCATTAGCTCAACGCTTTGGCGGTAGAGTGCGTAACCTATTGAAAACAGACACATATAAATCGATATTTGGCTCAATACTAAGTGATGATTCACAATCCAAGACTGAATTTGAAACAAAAGATGGTGGTTCACTGAGCGCAGTAGGCGTTGGTGGTGCTATTACTGGTAAAGGTGCTGACCTATTGCTGATTGATGACCCAGTTAAATCAAGAGCTGAAGCTGAGTCACACACATTCAGGGAAAGCACAAAGGATTGGTACAACGCTGACGCTTATACAAGATTGATGCCTGAAGGCAAAATCATATTGATTGGAACGCGCTGGCATGAAGATGATTTGATTGGCTACCTGCTTCGAGAGAAACAGCACGAGAATTGGGAGATTGTCACTTTGCCAGCCATTGCTGAAGGTAAAGATGAAATAGGGCGTAAATCAGGCGATGCTTTGTGGCAAGAAAGATACCCTTTGAATAAGCTAAAAGCGATTAGACAGTCACTACCAAGTAGAGATTGGGAAAGCCTGTATCAGCAAAAGCCTTTAAGTGCTATTGGTGGTGCTTACCTTCATAACATTTGGAAGCCTGAGATTCATTTGCTTAAAGCATTTCCTATTCCTAGTGGTTGGAAACGCTGGAGAGGATTGGATTGGGGTTTCGATAAGCCTTATTCAGTTGGCTGGTACGCACAAGACTTCGATGGCAATGTTTATCGTTATCGTGAATTGTATGGCTGGGGTGGTGAAGCTAACGTAGGTACACATGAGACAGCAATGCAAGTAGCAGAGCAGATGTTAAAGATGGATGAAGCTGAACGCAAGAAAGGCATTGAGTTTAAAAACAACATAGGTGACTTACCTTCAAGCAATGGTGCAACTGTTGGTGTGAGTGAGCATTTCATTAGAGCTGGCATTTACTTTAACAAGCCAGCCAAGAAGGGCAATAGTGGTCATGGTTATCGTGTTGATAAAGCACATGAGCTAGTAGTTCGATTAAACAATTCAAAGACAGATGCGCGTGGAAAGGTCATTGGTGGTGATGGCTTCTTTGTGTTTGATAACTGTAAGCACTTTGTAAGAACAGTGCCAGTGATGATGCGTGACCCGAAGAATGGTGAAGACATTGATACAACACAAGAAGACCATACGTGGGATGAAGTAACAGATTCGTTAGTCAGTCGAAGAACGAAACCAAGAAAGGAAGAACGAGACAGTGGGGTTGTTGAGGGCAGTTTTGCTCATTTATATAATGGATAACATAGGGGTACAAAATGGAAATGGAAGAACAAGTAACAATCGTAGCTGAGGTAGAGACAATCGACCCAAAACAACAAGAAGCATTGGTCAATCAATACTATGAAGAAATTGATGAGATAGCGTTTATTCGCAACGAAGAATCAGGCATTCTTAAAAAGATTAAGAACAATCGTAAGTACATCAAAGGTGAGAACTTCGGTGAAAATGAAGTTAAAACTAACTTGATTAACTCAACCTTGCAGTCACTAATTCCACATGTGTATGCTAAGTCACCTGAGATAACTGTATCAGTCAACGACAAGATAGCTGGTGAAATGACAATGGATGTGGACATGTACGATACCCCTGAGTGGAAAAAAGCCTTTTCAGAAACATTAGAAATTGTTTTAAACCATTCATTTCGTGAGTCTGACACTAAAGATATTTTCAAGAACTCAGTAAGAAGTGCAAAGGTTTGTTCAATTGGTTGGGTGAAAGTTCACCTCGAAGAACATGCACATTCAACTCCACTAGCGACAAATCCATTATCTGATACAAAAGATAATCTACATATTGGCGCAGGTATTGAGCATGACTTAGAAGATACTGACGATGATTTAAGTGCTGAACGCTTACGTCAAATTGAGAAAGGCGTGTACGAAACTTCTGAGATCAAAATAACTAGGGGTTTAGTGATTGACAATGTGGACTTCGAGGACATATTCATCCATCCTAGTGTTGGTCGATTCTCGAATATGCACAAAGCCAAGCGTATGTATCAACGTCTATGGATTAGCAAAGAAGAATTACAAGGTCGTTATCCTGATGCTGACCTCACTGGCGTGCAAACTCACGTATGGGGTAAAGATAAGAAGGACTATGACTACTTAGAGAACGATGCAACGAATCGTGAAATGTATAAGCGCAACGACAGAGTTTCACCAGTAGCAGTATTTGAAGTATGGGATAAAGAACAGAATCGTGTTCATGTAATCGTTAAAGGGGTGAAAGCACCATTAGAAAGCTACACACCTGAATTTGTTGGTGAGCGTTGGTATCCTTTCTTTGGTTTGGCATTTAACCAGTTAGAGGATGAGTTCCAGCCATTAACAGACCTTGAGCAATGGATTCCTTTGCAAGATGAATACACAGACACACGCACCAAGCTAAAGAAGCATAGAGAAATGAATAAGCCACATTACCTTGCTAGTGGTTTAACTGAAAAGGATATTCGTAAGTTCACAGTGTCAGAAGTAGCTGAAGTGTTATCTATTACAACTGATGGCAGACCAATTGAGCAGTCATTACAAGCTGGTGTTCATATTCCGATTGACCCGAAATCATACGACACAGCTCAGATAATGCGTGACTTGCAGATTGTATCAGGCTTACAAGAAGCTGATATGGGTGGTGTATTGAAGGCTAAGACAGCAACAGAAGCATCCATTATGAATAATGGTCGTGCAACGAGAATCTCAGAGCAACGTGATACGCTTGAAGATTTTATCTCAGACATTTCCAATTACGCTTCGCAGTGTTTCATCTTGGGTTGTGACTCAGACATGATTAGACGAATTGCAGGTAATGGTGCTACGTGGTATGACGAGTCATTTGAATATCATTGTTCACCTGAGCAACGTAAAGAGAAAGCAGAACATATTTATAACTTCTGTAACGTCAGTGTACGTGCTGGTTCAACTGGCAAGCCTGATGAGATGGAAGACCGACAAACTTGGATTGATTTATTACCAATACTACAACCATTAATACAGCAGATATATCAACTACGTGGTGCAGGTCAAGACGCAACACCAATGGAAGAAATGCTTAAAGAGACGATGGAGAGGTTCGACATCAAAGGCGATATTCACAAGTACATTCCACAACAGACAGCACCAGCAATGCAACAACAAGGAATGCAACAAGATCAACAACTATCACCTGAGCAATTAATGGCGATGGTTGGTCAACAATAATAATTAAGGAGAAGAAGGCATGAGTGAGAATGAATTAGAAGCGGTAGTCGATGAGGTAGTAGTCGATGAGGTAGTAGCTGATGAAGTTACAGAAGTTCCTGAAGAATCAGTTGAGGGTAACTTAGAGGATGATAGTGAACTAACGCCTGAAATGGCAATGGACATTATTGAAGAAGATAGTGATGAGCCTGACGAAGAACCTGACGAAGAACCTGAAGAAGTATCTGAAGAAGTATCTGACGAAACACCTGAAGAAGAAGCTAAGGCTGATGAGCCAACTGATGAGGAGTTCTTAGCAACGATTAGCAATGAGCGTACTCGTGAACGTTTCCAAAAACTAACGCATAGTAACAAAGAGCTGGTTGAAAAATTTGATACACAAGATAAGATAATCAGTAACTTTAGAACTCAAATTGAAACTACTGGCTTAAACAATCAAGAGATAGCTTCAGCATTTGACATTATGGCTAAGGCGAATAGTTCTAACTTTGCCGACTTACAAGAAGCGCGTAAGTTCTTTCAGAATATTGAAAAGTCATTATCAGAACGTATTGGTGATGTGCCTGATGCTTACCAGCAACATTCTGACCTTAAAGAAGCCTATGAAGATGGTGATATGACAGAGGAATGGGCAAACAACGAAGCAAAAAGGCGAGCTGAAGACAATATGAAGAAGGACATACTTCAGAAGCAAGAGTATGAAGCTGGACAAGACAGAGAAGAACAAGCGTACATAGAAGGCAGAGCTAATGAAATACAAGCTATGGCAGAAGAATGGTCACGCACTGACCCTAACTTCAAAGCTAAAGAACCTGCTTTTATGAAGATTATTCAGAGTGTTGCCAAGGAAGGTTTATCACCTGAAGCGTGGTTGCCAGTTATCAAAGAAAGATATAATGCTCTAAGCACTATCCCTTCAAGAAGGCGTACATCCACCCCTATGAGTGCAGGTTATCAAGGTAGGAGTGTTTCTAACTACTCTAGCTCAAATCTGTCTGATGCAGATGCTGATAGGGCATTCGCGATGAATGAAATATTCAAATCCTAGAAAATACTACATATAGTAAACTTTATTTTAAAAAACACTACATCTAGTATAAATTTATGGTATAGTCAGCTCAACCCTTGTACTTTTGACTTATTCTCATGGCTCTCCTCAAGACCTTTGAAAAAATATATAGGATGGCAAGGGTTACAAATTCGTAAGTCGTAACACTAGAGTCGCTCTCTAGTAGCGTTGATAAGGTTAAGAGGTTCACGCTCTCTTGTACGAATTAGATGAAAGCCTATGGAATTAGTCCACAGGTTTAATTTAATTTATATAAGGGGGCAAATATGCCAATTTCATCAGCACAGCTAGTTAAGGCTAGTAACTACGCAAGAGACCGTTACGTCTCAAAAACACCAGTGTCTCAAATCGATATTGAGACACCTTTTATCAAGAAATTAGACGCTAAGAAGAAATCATTTAAAGGTACGCTACAGTACATTAATGAGCCAATTCGTAAAGAACGTCATTCTTCAGGTCAATTCTTCTATGGATCAGATACAGTAACTTATGGTACTTCTGACCCAGTATCTCACTCCAAATGGATTTGGACTTCATTTTTCGATGGTTTTACTATTGACGAGGATGAAGCTTTATCTGCTGGTATCACATTAGACGTTGATAACGCTAAAGCTCAGGCAACACCTGACGAAGCTGTAGCATTAGTAAACCTAATGGGTGAAAAGATGACTTCATTACGTGATGGCATGTTGCATCAAACTGACATTAACTTACATCAAGATGGTACTCAAGACCCTGACGCGATTGCAGGTTTGGACGCAATTATTGCAACTGACCCTACAACTGGCGTTGTTGGTGGTTTTGATCGTGCTACTTCGACATGGTGGAGAAACCACGCAACGTTGAACTCTGCTACTGGTTCTGCATTATTAATTAGCATGGAATTAGCATGGAGAGCATGTTCAAAGAATGGTGGCAAACCTGACTTTATCTTAGTTGGTCAAGACTTCTATGATGCTTACCGCGATGCTACAGCAGGTCAAATCGTTCGTAACGTAACAACTACAAGCGATGGTTCATCAATGGATGGTGCAATCTCAGACTTAACGTTTAGAGGTGTTCCATTAGTTATTGACTATCAGTTTGAAGCTTTACAGCTTTTAGGCTCACCACTTAATCAATGGGATAAGCGTTGTTACTTCATCAATACTAAGCATTTAACGCTTCGTAAGATGGATGGTCACGACATGAAACTTAGAACTCCACCACGTAACGCTGACAAGTTTGTAGCGTCATTTGGTATGACAGATAAGTATTCATTGACATGTAATCGCATGAACGCACATGGCATTGTTACCATAGCGTAAATGATAAAGGGGTGGGAGTAATGTGAACAGCTCTCGCCCTTTTTTGTTTAACCACCAATAGGTTGTAATTTTGCAATGTATTGTTAGTTAAATAAAAAGAGAAGGTGAAATATGGAAGTAAGATTAGCAAGGGTAAAGGTATATAAAGAAGCAGGTATTTTAGCATTAGACAAGTTAATGCCTATGTACGAAACAGCAGTTCTAAGAGTTGCTTTTGGTGAAGAATCAGTCGAAGTGCTTGATAGAGATTCAGGCATAAGAGCTGATGTTGAAGCACCTGAAGATGAATTTAAGAGGTTAGGAAACCTTTATGGTTCAGACAAAGAACGAAATGCCAAGCGAGTCGAACTTATTTACGGATTTTATGAAACAGGACAATTCGAGAAAGCGTTTGATGATTGTCTTGTTAGCGATGATGAATTAGAAGTGCCACTCCCAATTGAGGTAAGCGCATTTACTAAGTCAGATGGTACACCTTATAAAAGAAAAGCAGATTTAATGCGAGAATTAAAATCAAAAGGTGTCTCTGATAATTATGAAGTCATGGCTGTTGAGGATGGATTTATAGGCAGTCCAACATAAGCACAGTTTGGGTAGTTCGCCTTCTTTGGCTACCCAATTTATTCAGAAGGTAGAGTAATATATGGCACAACCAGTACAGTATGTAAGACAGCAAGACTTCGCAGATTTGCCTGACTTCAATGCCGAAGGCACTGAGATTAATCGTGAGTTAGATAATCTAGCTACTACGACTGATGAGGTTAGGGTTAATATTGCCTTAATTCAAAAAGATGATGGTACGATAGCCAACGATACTATTGGTGAAGACCAAATGAAGTATGAGGTGTTTGGTGTCATTCAGAATGACAGAACACTCGCAGAAACAGCAAGAGTAGGCTCAGAGCTTGCTCAATCTTTATCTGAAACAGCCAAAACAAGTGCAGAAGCTACACTGGCTGATTTTACTTCTAAGTATCTAGGCACATTCTCATCCAGTCCATCAACAACAACTGATGGTGCGCTATTCTTCAATACAAGTGATGATGTATTGATGGTTTATGACGCTAATAATTCAACATGGAAGCGTACAACTCCAACGACAGTAGACCAAGCTCATATTGATACAGTAGGGGCAAACATAGCCGATATTCAAGCTGTTTCAGGTGATCTATCTAATATTGATTTAGTCTCGACTAATATTGCCGATGTAAGAAATGTTGGTGGTTCAATAGCCGATGTAATTGCAGTATCGGCAGATTTGACTAAAGTTCAGACTGTAGCCACCAATATAGCTGACGTTACGACAGTTGCAAATACATACAACCTAGCTAAGATTGTGGCTGTGGCAACTGACATAGTTAATGTTAATACAGTGGGTCAGAACATAACCTCAGTTACAAACGTTGCTAATATCGATTCTGAGGTACAGGCTGTAAGTAATATAGCTTCGGACGTAACAGCAGTTGCAAATATTTCAACAGATATTCAGGACGTTCAAGACAAGTTAGCACAGATTCAAACAACAGCTAATGACCTCAATGAATCAACTTCTGAGATTGAAACTGTTGCTAATGCAATCGCTAATGTAGATATAGTAGGCGCAGGTATAACTAACGTGAATAGCGTTGCAAGCTCTATCGCGAACGTGAATAGTGTTGCCACTAATATCACGAATATCAATGCAGTAAATACTAATGAAACGAATATCAACGCAGTAAATACTAATGAAGCTAACATTAATACTGTTGCTTCTAATTTAACTGATGTTAATTCATTTGCCGAGACCTATTCAACAGGTGCAACAGCACCAACAAGTCCAACAACAGGTGACTTGTGGTTTGATTCCTCAGCAAGCACAATGAAGGTTTACACAGGCACAGGCTGGAATAACGCAGGTTCGTCAGTTAATGGTATTGAAAATTCGGTAGAGCATTCGGCTACAGCAGGTCAAACTAGCTTTACAGCTACTTATGACGCAGGATTCCTTCAGGTTTTCTTAAATGGTATTCGCTTAGATGCTAGTGATTACACAGCTACAGATGGATCAAATGTTATATTAGACACTGGTGCTACGGTAGGCGATACATTATTCATTCATTCATTTGGCACGTTTATTCTAGCTGACCATTACACCAAGACAGCTTCAGATGCTAGGTACATGGATATTAATGCAGAGACATTGCCAAGCCAAACAGGACATTCAGGGAAGTATCTAAATACAGATGGTTCTTCTGCAAGTTGGACAAATGTAGATGCACTGCCTACTCAAACAGGTAACGCAGGTAAATACTTAACCACAGATGCAACCAACCCTTCTTGGGAGACCTTAGATACTGATGCTAATAGTACAACTAAATTTGGCTATGAACATGCCAATGTAGTTAGTTCGGATTATACGATAGGCACTAACAACAACATGGTTTCAGCAGGTGAAATAACTATTAATAGTGGTATCAGTGTAACCGTACCAAGTACATCAACTTGGACTATCGTTTAGGAGATATAGAATATGGCAAAGGTAAAAATACAAGGTAACGCAAGTGGTAGTGCTGTCTATACCGTACAAACGAGTGCAGGTTCAGTCGATAAGACGATAACTCTTCCCGATGCTACTGGTACTTTATTGATGACTGATGGTGATGGTTCTAATTTAACTAACTTACCTGCTGGTGGTATTGCTAATGTTGTTGATGATACTACTCCACAACTGGGTGGTCATCTTGATAACAACGGTAAGGATATTAAGGTACAAGATTCATCTGGTACAAATACTGCACTACTCAGAGGAAACGCTCCTTATTTAGATATAAGAGTTGGTGGTTCTTTTGATTCGGTTAGAATCGTTGACCACTCAGATGGATTAACTAAAGTAAAATTGAAACCAACGGGTATTAATATTGCTGATTTCGATGCACTAGGTGCTTCAAAAGGTGCGGAATTTAATAGTGAAGGTAAACTTACTATAAGTAGTAATACAAGCGGTTCGACTAATCTGATTGGTTTTTATAATACCAATGTTAATGTTGGTAATATTATCTCATCAGGTTCATCAACTTCATACAGCACATCGTCAGATTACAGATTAAAAGAGAATGTAGTGCCTATGGTTGGCTCTATTGATAGACTCAAGACACTCA